GTGAGCGCCCTTCTGGGCCACCTTGAGGACGCCGAGGAGCGATTGACCGATGGACTGGTCTGCGGTGTTGAAGTCGGGCGTGGCTTGTCGCTCACGCTTCTTTAGTTTTACGGGTGGCATATCGTTCAGCTCCCTGCTGATCTCATACTAGAGTTGAGACCTGATTGGGTCACGGCAAGTCCAGCTGCACCCGCAGCCCACGCCTGTGAGGCTGTGGCGGCGGCGGCGGCGGTGGCGTTGGCTGCTGCAAGGGCTGCTGCACCCGCTGTACCAGCCTGTGCCAGCGCGGCTGCGGTCTTCGCGGCATTGGCTGCCTGGGCTGCGGCGTTCACGGCTCCGGCTCCTACAACGGCTGTGACTACGGATGCGCCAATGTTCAGTCCCAGACGGAGACCAGTGGTATCACCAGCCTGTCCGTACTCAGACTCACGCTGCATGTTCGCGGCGTCGAGTCGGGCGTGGGCGTCGGCGTTGGCGGTGGCCATGTTCTTCTGGAGGGTGGCTCGGTCCTGACCCAGCTGGAAGCCTACGGCTTTCGTGAGGGCACGGACGGAGGTCACGCCAAGTCCAGAGTTCTGGGCGAGGCCACGGTTGATGGCGGCTTCGCGAGCTAGTTCGTAACTCTCTTCAGCTGTCGTCTCGGCTTCACCCCTCGTGATCTGGGCGGACTCTGCGGTCGCGAAAGAGAGCGCCTTGTCGGCTGACTTCTTCTTCTCGACGGCGGCTTGCTGTTCTAGGACAGCGGTGGTTGTACCGGCTGCTAGGCCTGCGGCGACAACACCGTAGGCGATTGCTGTGCCTATCGTGACGGGCTCGCACATAGTTCGAATCTCCTGAAGGTGAGGCCACCGATCTGGTAGTCCTCGTGGAAGGTGGCACCCAACGCCTCAAGCCAGTCGTACGAGACAGTGTTGCCTACGTGTACGAGGTTGGACAGTGTTGGGTAGATGGAAGTTAAGAGCGAGATCCACAGGGGGGACTCGCGTACGAATTGGAAGGGGAGTGACGTCAGCCGGTCTGTACCCAGCAGCCACGGGACTGCGTCCGGTGTAGCTCCGAAGGCACCTGCCGGTTCACCGTCGATGAGGATGGTGAAGCAGACGCCCTTGGAGAGTTCGACGGACGCACGGAAGGCCACAGCTGCGTTGGGGAAGATCCCCGAGGCTGTGACCTCTACGACATCTGCCGCACGCAGCCCCACCGACAGGATGTGATCCACGTCGGCGGGGGTGGTGGGGCGTGCTTGTCCCTTAGAATTGCGGAACCTTGTAGAACCTGCCCTCCCAGTTGACTGAACTGAGGGAGAAGGGGAGGAAGGACGTTGACTGGAATGTGACTCTGACATCTTCGCTCTTGCCTCCTATGTGGAATACGAAGGTCCCGTCCGCGAGGACAGGGGCTCCGACGTTCATCCCACCTACTATGTTGGGTGTGTAGGGTACTGTCGAGACACCGTCATCAGCGGTTGATGAGATGACAACGTCGAACGCACCTGTATCCGAGTAGGACACTCGTCCCTTGCGGATCTGAAGCCTACCATTCAGCTCCCCGAACCCGTCAGCATTACGCTTCACGATCTGGGACATCTGGTAGCGGCTGAGGTACTCCCTGCCGAACCACACGGGGAAAGCTGACCAGTCACCTTGAGCGGTGGCGGTAGCTACTGCGAATGATTCGAGTGGGATGTCTAGGCCTCGGCCTGTTCCCCACAGCCCGCCTCGAATGAGACGGTATGTCCCACCCGATGCGTTGAAGGGGGTGGTCCAGGAAGTGAGGTTCGTAGCAATATCGTATACGCCGGTCATGCTGGTAAGGGTATCGAGGTGCACTCGGTAACCTAAGGGGGTGGCCCCCACTCCGCTCTCTTCGTCGAGCTTACCGAAGTCGATCTTCTCTAGTACGGCTGAGCCACCTGCCCGAGAGAGGACGAGGTAGAGCACAGACTCGACCCACTCGGCTGAGTAGATCACAGCGTCGGAACCGAAGTCCCACTTGGACCACGATGAGATGACTGGCGTGCCCCCGACTGTCTCTGCACTGTAGATGTACAGGGTGTCGGGTTCGACTGCTGAGCGGTACACGATCATCTGCTCAGAGTCGCTGGCGCTGGAGTCCGTGATGTTCGCGGGGATGTACCCGGGGACGTGAGCGCTGATGTCGTCTGAGTTCCAGATTTCGACTTCGATCTCTTTCATCTCGCTGATAGCACTTGAGCCACTCTTATCAGTTGAGTAGTACACCGACTGCCCCAAGGTCCGAGGACGCTTCTTCGACAGTGAATGGGAACCAACCACTTGGATGCGGGCATTCTTGAGTGACATACTGTTGTCCGAGCCACCACCCGCGAGGGAGGAGACAAGGTTACCAACTGAGGAGAAGAGCAAGATCTGCCTGCGAGCCGGGACTGCGTAGTCCCAGACGGCAACACGGTTACCTGTACCAGCGACGTCGATGGGGTCCGAGTCGATGATGGTGGTCACTGTGGTGGGCCAGAAGTTGAAGTAGTCGCCTGCTTCACTCATAAGGACGTTCTCGCCCGTGAGGATACAGAGACGATTCTCGTGGATGAACAGGTCGTTCACGGTCTCGCCGATGCCTTCCGGCTGTGGCGCTGAGACCGAATCCCCTACGAGCCTTGGCTCCCATGTAGATTCTTGGTAGTCAAACTGGCCCGTGGTCTGGTTGTAGATGAGGGCGTGGGGGAAGGTCGAGGCGTCGAACGTGTTGTCGATGTTCGGCTTCACGGTCTCGATCCACGTACGCCGGTTGGCGTCGTAGCGGATGAAGAACGAGTCCTCGACGTTGCCTTCGTCCCCGGCAACCTCGATGGTAAAGTTGGCGACGGCCTCGGCGGGTACGTCTGAGAACTTCAGGATTGAAGGGGATAGCCCGTCAGTCGTGGTGGTCATCAGTTCGTGGATGGTGTCGCCGTACAGGTCCTCAGTCTCGACTTCGAACTTGGCGCCGAGGTTCTGGAACTGGTAGCCGTGGATGACGGTGCGGTTCAAGCGCGTGAACTTCCAATCTTGGAACTCACCGTTACCGCTAGCCACGCCGACCCTGTCGTCGGGGTTTGTGATACCTGTGAGTATCTGACAGAAGTTGTCCATCATCAGGTCCGAGGACGTACCGTTGGTGGTACTGCTGATAACGGTGGCTGTACCCAGCGTGAGTCGTAGCCGGTTGTAGTAGCCGCTGGTCGCGCCTTCCTTCACACCGATAAGGAACTCGTGCTCGTTGGAACGGGGGCCGTCGAGCGTCCCAGACATGGCGAGCGTGTTGCTCTTGTTCACGATGAAGGTGTAGTCGGCAATCGTGACTGTCTCGAACGTGTCACCTGCCGCGCCCCCGCCCGTGATGACGAGGCCACCGTAGGTGCCTTGAGCGCCGGGGGCGAGGTCGTTGACCACAACCGCAGCCCCTGTGGCTACGTCGTAGACGTCGATGGTGCCGTTGGCGAGGACCACGAGGAACTGCTGGGCGTCTCCACGGTTGATGATGGAGAAGTGCGCGCCGTTAGATGCGACTGGAGCGACAGTGTACGACCCCGCTGCGTTACCGTTGCCGCTCACGAATACGGTACCTGTTATCCCCGCTTGCCCTGTACCTGTTATGTCGACAACCGAGCCACCCTGCCCCGTCAAGAATTGAAACTTGGTTGAGGATATGATGTTGATCCAGTAGGGTGAGCCATCTTCGAGGAAGTCGCCGGGGCTTGCCGGTACGGCGTTGTAGGGACCCAGTGATATCGGCCCGAACTCACCTGTGTACGCGAAGGTGTTTGCCGAGTTTATCGAGTTATCGGTGACGTCCACATCAGTGTCGTCGTAGGTGAAGTCCGTGGGGGCAGCGATTGTACCGTCCCCCACGACGTAGCCCAACGATGCGACGTGCTCGGTCGGGGGTCGCCGGATGATGCCGTTGGCTACGGTCGAGACGATGTTGTCCTGCTCGTCGCACTGCGAATCGCGGCGACTCTGGATGGACTGTCGAGACACTCCATTCACCAGTGCGGGGATGGTCTGCTCGATTAGTGGATCGGAACGGCGTGCGGCCATGGGTGGCTCCTAGCGGTTGTGCATCAGATTGATGAACCGAGGCGAGTAGGTGAGGTCTTCTACGCTCTGCTCGACCTCCTCGTTCCTCAGGGACGCGAGGGCTGCCCCAGCCTGTTGGCGGAGGTCCGGGTCGACGGACGCTGAGCCGAGGGCTCGCACCTGATTACGGATGGTAGCTGCGGAGTAGATGTACTCGCGAGCTGTCATCGGTAGGTCGTCGAAGGACAGAAGACGTGCGAAGGTGACGGTGACGACGGGCTCTCCGACGAAGACTCCCGTGGCGTTGTTGACGTCATAGAGACGACGGCCACGGGCTATCAGACGGGGGTGCTCGTTCGCTCCGGTCGTGGGTCCACCCTTGAGGAACTTGACAGCTGCCCAGTCGTCCGGGAGGTTGTAGTAGCCGCTGGCGTCAGGGGTGATGGTGGCCTGCTCTTCGTTGAACCACCAGCCAAAAGCGAGGATGGCACGAGTGGTAGATTCGAGGGCTTGGACGGCGAGGTTCACATCCAAGCGGTTGGTGTCTGTGAGGGTATTGACGGGTCGATCACCGAGATCCGCGAGCATAAGGTTGACGGCGTCGAGCGTCGTGAGGGGTGTAACTGCGGACATGGTTCGATCTCCGTGAGGGGTTGCAGCAAAAGAAGGGGGCCACCCGATGTACAGGTGACCCCCTTATTGTTCAGCTGTGATTAGACGTCAGCGATCTCAACAGTCGCTTCCGGTCGCAGGTAGTCGTAACCACGCGCTTGCTTCGCAACCAGGAGCCAGCCCTGTCGGTTCATCTGGTACTCAGACTCGAACATGATGCCCATGAGGGACACGCATCCGGCTGCCGAAGAGTGAGCCGCAACCGCGACCGTCTTCGTGAAGTCACGTCGCTGGGACGCGGGGAGAGCCGTGTTGCCAATCTCGCTGGCGTTCGGCATGTTCGTCGTCTTGACAACTTCGAAGTCCGAGGCGTTGCGGAGGATGGCCTTCGCGCGGGAGCCGTTGCTACCGTCATTGAAGTCACGGTCGATGAACTCACCGTCGCTCAGAAGCATGTAGTACTGAGCAGGCTTGAGCCAGAGCGTTCGCTCCGTGCTCGGGACCGAGTGGTCGTCCATGCTCTCAGCCGCATCATAGATGCTGCCCTTGAGCGTAGCAACCGTCGTGCTGGTGCTGGCCACGGCGTAGCGCTGTCCGGCATCGCCCGTCGTGAAGTTCGCTGCGGCGTAGGAGCCACCAACGAGTGCCATAAGAGCACGCTTGTCGTTCTCTTCGGCGAGAGCCTGACCCTGCTGGGTCGCGTACGGACGTCGTACGTCATAGTGCGTCTTCGCTTCGTCGAGGACGTCGATGAAGACCGGCGACATGAGGATGTCGTCAACTTCGATCACTCGTTCGTTCGAGTGAATGTCGAGCGCCTGCGATGCCACTTCGGTACCGCGAACGTGCGTCAGGGTCGTGGTTCGACCGATGACCGGGAACTGCGCGCTCTTACCAGAGGTAATCGTGCGCGTCATAATGCGACCTTCGGTGGTCGTGGTCTTGTTGAACGCTTCGAGGATCATGCCCGAGTACACTTTGAGGGCAAGGGTGTCGAAGGGTGCTGTGCCGGGGGTGTTTACTGCGAGGAACTCTGATACATTGGCTGTTGCCATGGGGGTTGGGTATCCTTAGCGCTACGATGAGCGCTTCATACCGGCGAGAATGCGCTGCTCGACGTGGGCTCGGAACGCGGGGTCGCGGTCGAACCGGGGGTCGCCAGTCAATTCTGCAATCTGCTCGGTGGAGGTTACGGGAGACACTCCAGCGCCAACATTGGCGGCGGGTGCAACTCGTTGCGGAGAGTATTCAGTGGTACCCTGTCCGGTCGCCATCGCGAACTGCGCGTGGAGACCTTGGATAGCCATCTTGGCCATCGCAGGGTTTAGGATTGCTTCGTTGTACGCAGTCCGAGTACCTTCATCCAAGTTGTCAGCTGCCCACGCTGTCATCGCACTGTAGCTTGCTTCACCACCGGCGAGAGCATAAGCCTCTTGCGCTACGGCTTCGTTGCTTGCGTGTCGTCCTGCGACGAACTGGTCGATGATAGCTTCGGGGTTGGCGAACTTGGTACCAATCGCTTCAATGAGCGCTTGGCGCGTCTCATCGCTGGGACCTTCGGGGGAGCTGAACTCCGCACCAAGGGTCTCGATGTCGATGAGGTCGGGAGTATCTGCTGCGGGGGTCTCCTCAGTGGGGACCTCCTCGGCGGGTACTTCGACTTCTGCTTCTTCTTCTACAGGTACTTCGCCATCCTCAGCGGCCATTGCGGCTCGTGCGAGGGTGGCGTCTTCTTCGGTGATCTGCTGTCCAGCAAGATCGTGCGGTGCTTCTTCCTGCGTGATCGGGGCGTCGGCTTCTACGACGACGTCAGCTTGCGACGGTTCCGGGATGCCAGCGGCCATTTACTTGACCTCTTCATTCGGGATGTCGATCTGTGACGACTTCGTCATGTAGCGTGCCTTGAGATCCTCGTCCATACAATGAACGTGCTTCTCGATGATGACGGTTTCCGGTGGGTTGCCGAACTTCGGCGGGAGTACCCGGGTTACCTCAAGTACGTCGATCACAACATTGTGCACTGCATCGTAATACGTACGGATCACAGGCCACGCCCTACTTCGGGTGGAGCCAGAGCGTCTCGGTCGAGTGTCTTTAGTCTCGGTGGTTTCCACGTTGTCTCCTGAGTCTGGGGTGAGTGTGTCGGTCGTATCGGTACTGCTCTTCTTAGCTGCCATTGATTTTACTCGTCGCGTTCCACTCCTGCGGGTTTAAGGGGGTTGTCCTACTGCTGTCCTTGTTGCGCTGCGGCTACAGTCTCCATGACCACTCCGGGGTCAGCTTGTCCGACTGCGTTGCCTGCACCACGGGCGAGTTCTTGGCCTGTGGTCTGCGCCGCCTGAGCCTCTTGGGCTGCTTGGCGTGATGCGGCTACATCGTCTGCGGAGTTGAGCAGACCCGAAGGGTCTACGCCTGTACCGCTGGCGATCCTGTTCGCGATGGAGTCTTCCTTCACGAACTCGGCTACGCCCGGTATGATCTGAGAAGCCTCACCGATCATTCCGAGGAAGGATCGTAAGCTGGTCAGCTCATGGCCTCGCCCGATAGCGGCGAGTCCGGTGACGATGGTGATCTTGACACTACCTTCCGGTAGCTTGGGCAACCCGTTCGGTCCCTTCCCGAGCGCGTGCTCTAGGAGGTGGGCCACGGGTAGCTGAATGTCTTGGGTCATCTGTGAGAAGATCCCACCGAGGGCGTCGTCAAGCTCCTGCGACATGGCCCGAATCTCTTCGGCAGTCACACGCTCTTGGTTCCGCTGGAAGGATGCATTCAACAGGAAGTCAGCCGAGAGGCTGCGCTTAATGTCTGCGAGGAACTGGAACACGATGCTCATGTCACCACCCTTATCGAGGCGGATAGCATTCACGTCGGTGGCGGAGGCGCTGAGGGCCTGACCATTCACGGCCTTGTCGAAAGCCTTGGGCTTCAAGGGGCTGTTGGGGTCGATGGCCCAGAGGACCTTCGCTGCGTTGGCGCTCGCAAAGGTCATGTCCTTCGAGATGTTCTCGTACGTGGTGAGGTCGCCACGGTACTCCTCCACCAACCCACGGCCATAGTCTTCGCCGTCTAACGCTGTATATCGGAGGACGAGCCAAGGTAGGCTCTTGGGTGTGTAGCTCTGGCGAGTGTTGGAGACCATTACGCCACCAACTTCTTGCCAACTCTCGTACTTCTTGGCGGAGATCCGGTTCACGCGAGTGTACAGGAAGACGACGTTGTCGTCCGAGTTGGGGATGGACCCCGCTTGGGTGGGCGCAGAGTCGAGAGCCTGTATGACTCGCTCGTCTGAGATCGTCCTGCGGTCGAGCTTCTCCACGTACACGAGGTCGAGGAGGTTGCCGCGCCCGTCCCGCTTACACACGTAGTGCGTGATCGGGAAGAGCTGCCACTGGCCGTCTTCGGGGTCGCGGTGGACCATGACGTTGCCCGAGATGAGGAGGTGCCTGACAATCTGGTACGTCTTCGTACGCAGGTTCGAGGCGTCGATCTCATCCTGGAATCTGGCTTCGCGCTGGGCGAGGACAGCTTCTACTTCGGACACGTCTACGCCCGAGGCCTCCAGCTCCTCCCGAGTAGCCGACGTGACGTCGTACTTCAGGAAGGGGATGGACGGCGGGAAGAGGGCGAGGGTGATGGTGGACGAGAGGTTGTTGACCCCTCGTGCCCCTAAGGACTGGAAGGGTTTGGCAAGGACTTCGGGGGTGTCCGTCTGCATCACATCGTCGGTGTTCGGACGGATGGAGGGGATGGTCACCTGCGCTGAACGGAAAGCCTCCTCAACGAAAGAGTCACGCTCGACCTGCAAGGCCTTGTATGTATCCGCTGCGTTCGGTCGGTCGTCGTGCTGATCCATTCAAGTGGACTCCTAGTTAATTGCTGCCGGGGATGGAGAGGCCAGTCCTACCGGCTGAGCCAGTGCGGCCCGCTGAGCCACCCGCTACGGGGATGGCGAGACCTGTGCCGGAGTTGGTGACCTGCTGCCGTCCACGCTTGAGCTTCCCACGCTTGTCGCCGGGGGACTGCTCGTCCACTAGGGACAGGTTGGGGGCTATTACTTCCGGGGGCTTGGCTTGCTGCCCCTTGGGGGCGGCGGCACACATCTTACGATTCCTTCTTGGGGGCTGCTGCTCGCGTACGCTTGACGGGCTTGGAGGCCTGGGCCTTCGCAGCTTGGTCAGCAGCTCGCTCGGCTGCAAGCTCCGCGCGCTTCGCAGGGCCGTGGGGGCTGTTGCCGCAGGCGGGCATAATGGGTCGTACGTTCACGGTGTGAGCTACCTTACGGTGCTCCGCTCGTGCTGCTACCTTGCGAGCCCGGGCACCGTCGGTGCCGTTGCGCTCGATCTGCTTGTGGATAGCAGACTTGTTGTCGTCTTCTTCGTTCGGCATGAGGTGCCTTTCGGTTAAAGGTGTAGAGGGGGGACACGAGGGTCCTAGAGGTCACACCATAGGAGCAAAACAACAGGGAAGGACGACGGACGACGGCGTCTGCTCCTTCCCTGCTGCTTCTCAGACTACTTCGTCTGCACATCCAGCAGCCACGATGGCCGCTCCGCCGAGCAGCCAGTACTCGGCCTGCCGCTCGGTCTTGCGCTTCCACTGCGCTGCGTCCCACGTCGTGTAACGCCCCATCAGCTCAGCCCAGTACGTGTGCTGGAAGTCATCCACCTGACGGCGGTCCTTCGCTGCACGGTAGCCCAGCTCGCCGGCGGAACCTGCGGACTCGTGGCTCATCCAGATGAGGCTCTCGGTGACCCGCCGGTAGTGGGCGCAGGCCAGGATGAGGACCCCAGCTGAGCAGCACTGCCCGTAGGCAACGACGGTCACATCCCCGTGGCGGCGGATGCCGTCGTGGATGGCGAACATGGAATCCACGTCCCCTCCGGGGGTGTTGAGGTGAATCGTAACCTTACGATCCGCCATACTCTCAAGCAGCTGCCAGAGCCACGGACCTGTGTCGTGCTGGATCTCACCCGTGACGTGGATGATACCGTTGTCGAAGTCCATCCCGAGGTTGATCTCGTGTGCGATACGAGGGGCAGCTTCGAGCAGGATCGGTTCTTCTTCTTCGAATAGACTCATTGGTTGTCGGTCCCCCAGACCTTCGTGAGGTCGTTTGGTGTGTCATCGAACGTGGCGGCGGGGGCGAAGGGCTTTCCTTCGTGCTCCTCGTACCACTCTTGCGCGAGAGCAAGGGCTCGCCATGCGATGTAGGCTACCTGGGGGTGGCCGTCTTCGTCGCGGCCCCCGTTCTCATCGAGGTCCATGAGGTGCCTGATGATACAGTCCGCGTGATCCATCGACTTGCCCCGGGCGTGGTTCATCTCTTCGCCCGGGTTGTGCTTGTCGTTCCCCCACTGGGAGATCGAAGCTACGCCCGCCAGCGCGGCAGGGAAGTAGCGGAGTAGACCTCGCCACATCGGGACAGCTTTGCGAGCAGCCGATTCGAGAGGTAGGGTGTTGGTCTGTCTGAATCGAGACATCAGATGTACTCCGGTTCCCAGAGGATGACCTCTGACTTGGCGAAGTCCCAGTCGCAGGCGTGCAAGATGCGCGCGCAGCGTGCTTGGACCAGGGCGTCTGACTCAGACCAC